GGCCGGCGTATCCGTCCAGAACGTATCCGGTACGTTCGGAACCGCCCCGAAAATCCGCGTGCGCGGCGCCACATCACTTTCCGGCAGGTCCAAGCCGAGAAAGAAGCAAGCCGAGAAAATCGTAAACGGCTTACATAAATTGGGGAAAGAACTGGCTGCCCTTTCTTTCTAGTTAAGCCCGTTACCGAATATCCGGCCCCGTATCTTCGAGATACGGGGTTTTTTTTGTCTTTTTGGAGAATGCCGCATAGTTCTATTTTTGAGTACAAAATAGAAGGCGTATGATAGTAGGGCTCAATACTTGGTTTAGCGATATTATATTCACCTCGGCATTCCCGGACCTTGAACTGGTTTCAGACCAGGATTGGGAGCGCCTCGAACTTTGGGCAGGAGAACGATCGATATTCTCTGTTTACCTTTGTGCGAACGAAAATGGTCTTATTTATTTGACCGATTTAGGGCAAGTAATGGAGCAATACATGATTGAAAATCGGCTGCCGTTTGCCTCTTTTTCTCTTCGAGAGAGTCCTGAACGTCCGGAGGATCCTTTTCGCCGTGATTTTGTCGCTGTATTTTCCAGCTATTTTTGGGACGATTATGCCGAATCCTTTATCGCCCAAAATTTCCTGACGACTTTGTCCGCGAAACAAATATCTTCGTCGGCATACGATATGGTCGCTTTCATCTCGAAAAAGGGAGAGAATATCACCGTTCGCCATCATGTCGTATTCTATGCCGACGGGATTCTCGGAACGATGGACTGGGAAAACGAGGGGACAGAGGAAAAGGATATCGCGCAGCATGATATCAACGTGTCGGCTATGAATTATGAGGCGGAAATTCAGGAGTCATACCCGGACAAAGAGATAAGGCTCCTCTCTTTCTCCGTGTCGGTAGGTCCTCGAAATATTACCTACTATGTCATCGATCGAAAGAATCTCACCCAGATGTTTTTCATCAACGCATTCAATGTGTTCGAGCTCTTCGAGATTCAAGGTGTTACCACCGCAAAGACAACCGTCGAGCGAGATACGGCTGTGATCAATCGCCGGGAGACATTCTACGACCGGACAATCGAAAAAAAGTATGAGGTGCAAACGTCAGCTCTTTCTTCCCCGGTGAAGGATTGGGTGGAGCAGTTCCTGTTCTCTCCGCTCGTGAAGATGTTCGACCCCGACGCCGATTCTATCGATGAGATGACCGAGGTCCTTATCACCGAATCCGCTTGCGAAATCAGTAATTCGAATACCGAACTCGGCAAAGTGAAATTTACTTGGAAATATGCCGATGTCTATCCCCGTCTAAATTCTATCGATAGGGAAACAAAGGACCTTTTTTCACAACAGTTCGAGTTCCAATTTAAATAGTTATGGCGCAATCTATTCACATCAATACCATGCGGGAAATGCTGAAAGCCGGCGATCCTGTCGATATAACTCTTTGGACAAAATCCGGCCAGATACAGCGCTGGCGGAATTGCATATCCCTTCGTTACGATTTTTATAAAGGGGTTCGTCGGGTGAAGCTGCTCGACAGCCGCCAAATTCGCACGGTACGCGATGTGTGTATCTTTGAAATCAACAATCTAACAGTATTCTTATGAGCGATTTTGAGCCTATCGACTTTACGAGCATCGACGATATTCCCGGTATCAATGCAAAAGCCTTGTTCTCCTCGGAACTGAGCAAAACAGAGTTCCGTGAAACAGGCGATATTTCGCCCGTTCCCATAGGAGATAAGCATCGATATATGCCCTGGGGAGCCGACGACCAGCTTCCGTATGATATTCTCGAGCTGATCGAGCGCGACGAAACCTTGTCGACCTGTCAGATGTTCAACGCCGAAATTTGCTATGGGTCGGGGCTTCTCTACAATACCGAGGCCTGTTCGGAAAAAGTCAAGGAAGAAATTGATTCCTTCTTCGTCGGGAATAATATACCGACAAACTATCTGGGTGTATGTCAGGACTTCAAATACTTTGCCTTTTGCGTGAATGTCATTATTTTGAACGGAGACGGTTCGAAAATAATTCGGTTAATAAGAAAAGAAGCCTGTTACTGTCGCCTGGGGGTTGCCGATTCAGATGGCCGCATCGACAAACTGTACTATGCAAATTGGCGGAAAGCTAAGCCGATGGAAGACCAGGTCGAAATCATCGACCTGCTCGACTTGAATGCTCCGCTCTGCGACCTTATGGTGCGCATGGGGCGCATGCCCGGCGACGACGGGGAAACACGCATGAGAACGGACACAAGGAAATTTGCCGTTCTGACAAAGGTTCCTACTCCCGATAATACCTATTATCCGATACCCTATTATGCTTCGCTATTCCGGGGACGGTGGTACAACATCAAGCGACTTATTGGCCTGGCCAAGGAGGCCAAACTCAAGAACTCGGCGCCCATCAAATACCACATTGAAATTTCCGACAAATACTGGACCGGTATCTTCCGGGCCGAAGGAATCACGGATAGAGCCAAACAACAGGCGAGGGTTGTCGAAGAGAAGAAGAAAATACTCGAATTTCTTACCGGTGTCGAAAATAGCGGGAAGGCTTGGTTCTCCCAGGTTTACACCAATCCGAACGGCGATGTCGTACATGATGTCGTCATCAACAAGATAGAGACCGACAAGGAGGGCGGCGACTGGGCTTCTGATATCATCGAGGCCGTGAACATGATATGCTTCACCATGCGGGTTCATTCCAACCTGGTCGGCTCCGTGCCGGGGAAGGCGCAGACCAACAACAGCGGGAGCGACAAGCGCGAACTCTACACTATCGCCCAGGCCTTGCAGAAGCCCTATCACGATTTGCTCTTCACCGTTCACAACCTTGTTATCCGATTCAACGAATGGAAAGGCGCATATCCCGACTGCCCCTTCATTATGCTCACGACACTCGACGAAAAAAACGATGCGAAAACAGTTACCGTTAATACTTCCGAAATATGATCATCTCGAACGATTTCGAATTAAGGCGTTTTATCCCCAACGTTATGTCCACCGTAGAAGGGGAGGGTTCTCTCTATGAGAAGATAGAGCCCTATATGGGGCTCGTCGAAGTCTCGCTGTCCGATATTTTCATCGGTCCCGAGATGCTGGCAAATCCCCGGTCGATGCCCGAGGCGCTGCGAAATGCCGCATCGGTCTATGTCGCCAACGAGGCATTCCGTATGGCAGTCCCTTCGCTCGACCTGGTACTCACTCCTAACGGCTTCGGTATCGTCAATAACCAGAATGTCGTACCGGCATCGAAAGAGCGAATCGAGCGCCTGATGTTCTCTTTGGCTCAGATGCGAGATAAAGCTGTTTCTACTATGGTGATAGCCCTGGCGGATATAGATGGCTATGCCGAGACCCCTCAGGGAGAGTGGTTCTCCTCTTCATTGTTCCTGCCTTTGGCCGGTCACCTTTCCGGACTGGTCGACCCCGAAAAACCCATGTGGGACGAGTACCTCAGGATTCGTAATATCGCTGAGCCTCTCGAAAACGAGGCGGCCGATGAATTTATTTCGCCCGAACTGATGACTCGTTTACGTGCGGCCCCCTTCGAGAAAGGTTCGGGTTATGCCCGGTTGGCCGGCCGTGTCCGCCGGGTTATCGCCAGGGCAATACCCGGAGCCCCTCTCGATAAAAGGGCGCTCACTGACCTCGTGAACTTTATTCGGGAGAATCCCGATAAATATCCCGAATGGCACGCCTCCCGAACGGCCGGGCTGTTCGACCCTCCCGTTTTCGGGAACGATAAAAAGAGTTCGGGATATTGGTTTTGACTTTAATTTTTTTTGATATGAATAGGAAAATAGCGATTACATTGCCCGTATCGTGGCAGGAGTTGACCGATAGGCAGCTCTATTATCTTTACGATCTGTTTTTGGACAACCTTTCGGCCGACCAAATTAAAACCTATTGTTTCTTCTTGTGGGGAAAAATCAGGATAGAATGCCGGTACGACGAACATGATTACATCGTGCGGCACGATAAGGAAACATTCAAAGTCAGTCGGGAACTGATAGCTTCGGCTATCCACGAGCTCGATTGGATCGTCGAGATTCCCGAATATCCGGTGAGAATCTCCCGAATAAGGAAACATGCCGCTCTCCCCGCCGATTTTCAAGGAGTCGAATTCGAAAAATACATCTACTGCGACAACCTGTATCAGGGCTATCTTTCTACGCAGAAGCAAGAACTTCTCAACGAGATGGCCGGTATCTTGTACAATGCGCCGGGCATAAAGACGAACGCCGCCGAGAAACTTTCTACCTTCTATTGGTTCGCCTCGCTCAAAGAGCTGTTCTCGCGGACTTTCCCGAGCTTTCTCCGACCGGCGGGTTCGATGACGTCGGAAAACCTGCTCGAACAGGGAGCGCCTCTCGGCCGACGATTGCAAGAAGCGATGAACGCTCAGATACGAGCCCTTACCAAAGGAGATATCACCAAAGAGCGTGAAGTATTGTCTATGGATACCTGGCGAGCTTTGGCCGAGCTCGATGCCCAGGCGAAAGAGTACGAAGAATTAAAGAAACAGTATGGAAAGTAAATCGTTCAACTGGGACGCCGCCGATTTCTTTCGGCGGCTGACCGAAACCAACAAACTCGCCCGGTCGAAGAATTTCAAATTCTGTCTCGTGAGCAGTTTGGAAGGATTCGAGGAAGCTCTCGCCCGCATGCAGAGCTCTACGGCGTTCGTATGCGTGAGCGACGTGTCCTCCGGCTCCACCGATTTGACCAACAGCCCGCATACCGTTCGGACAAAAACAGTGTTTTTCGCCGTGCGGCATAAAATCGACGATATGAAGGCCCGCATGGAAGCCTTCGACTTGCAACGGGAAATTTTTCGCCAGTTCATGTCGAAACTGATTCTCGAGAGCACGCGCCTCGCCGAGAACCGAATCTTCATCGACCAGAAAATCCGATTCAGCGAGATAGACAAATATTTCTTTTCCGGCTGCGCCTGCTCCTTTTTCAACATATCCGTAAGTACATACACCGATTTAAGACTTAACGCCGATGAATGGGAATAACATAACCGAAGATAAGGCGCTCGAAGAACGGGCCAAATTTATAGGGGCGTTTAACGGGACGATGATCGACATCTGGAAAGAGAAGATCGTCGATATGGACATCATAGACACCGGGAGTTTGCTCGATTCGGTGGCCGCTCTCCCCGTGCGTGCCGACGGCCGGTTCTCCGAGGTCGTCATCGTACAGTGTTTTCTCGAATATGGCCTTTGGCAGGATTACGGGACAGGCCGGGAGGTATGGCGGGGAAATCCTGGGGATATATATCCCGGACAAAAAGGTCGGAAGAAAGTAAGAGAGCGTCGCCGGTGGTTCTCGACCAAATACTACTCGTCGGTGATGAACTTGCGAGATTTTATGGCTGACAGCATGGGTAGGGAGTTTGTCGGCATAGTAGCCGATGCATTCAACGACCAGCGGCTGAAGAAGTCGACCGAATTTTATAAGAATCACTCGTTGTAAGGAGGTTTGAAAATCCGCTTGTAAAGTCATATAGATTGCCCCGTGTGCCGAATATGTGATAAAATCTGAAAAATTCACTTTTTTGTTAAGTTTGCTTGGAAAACACGATAACTTGCTATATCTTTGCAATCCCCAATCGTTGTATAGTTTTATATGGGAAAACTTGAACTGGTAATAGAGTCTGAGAATATCAGCATTTATTCTCCAAAATTTGATGGGGAGACTGCGACCGAGTTCGAGAAATTCATGTTTATCAATAGAGATCCTTATCCCCAGTTGAAGAGAGATTTCGATGCTATTATTAGCGTCATTAAGAAAATGACTGATGATTGTGGCGCGAGAGAAAACCTTTTTAGACTGGAAGGAGGAAATATTAAAGCCATACCGCTTTGTGTCTCCCTTCGCCGCAAAGATCGGTCTGTTGGAACGTTGCGATTATATTGTATCCGGATATCGGATAAGATACTTGTCATAGGGAATGGCGGCATAAAGAGAACTGACACTTTTCAAGAAGATCCGGTTCTACTCAGTATAGTAAATCAACTCAGGCAGATTGAACATCAGATTTTTGTTGAATCCAAAAAAGCTCATGTCAATTACTATGACTTCGATAAAATGAAACCGATAATTGAAACTATCACCATTTAAATATAAATTATGAAGAAGATTCCACTATTTGAACAATGTGTTGCAAATGTTGCTCCTGAGGTGATGGAGGAGGTAAATCTCAACATTGACATTGCAAACAGAATTTATGACCTTCTCAAAGCTAAGAATTTGACTCAACACGAGTTCGCTTCCCGTATGGGTAAGCGCGATTCGGAAATCTCAAGATGGCTGACAGGAACTCATGGTTTTACAACGGCGACTCTTGCTAAGATTTCAGCGGTTCTCGGGGAGCCTATCGTTGAAGTTCGCCGAGATCCGGAGACTAAGTATGTCTTTATGTCGATGCCTTTTTATAACAGCTCATTAGGGACACCTGGCAATAGTTATACTAGTCATGAGACTAATTCATGTGTTATTTTATACGAAAACTAATTTATTATGGCAGGGCGTGATGTAAATGTTCAAATGGGGCTTACTTCTGTCGATGAAGTAAGTTTTATGATGTTGCCGGGCAAGGTTACTGAAAATGTGCAGCCCGGAAATATAAAACTTGGTTTCTTCAATCAGGTTCAACCCGAAGTGGAGAGTGATAAGATTGCCCTAATATTCGGTGTTAGGTATGAATTGGAGGACGATAAAATCCTTGAATGTGTATATCGCTTTGAATTTAGAGTGAACGGTTTGGATCGATTCATTACTACGCATGATAAAGATGGCATCACGGTTACTTACATCATGCCACTTCTTATTAATGTGGCGATCGGTACCATGCGAGGAATCTTAGTTGTCAAAACGGCTGGGACGAATCTTTCGAAGTACCCGCTCCCTATAATAGATTCGGTTCGATTGACTCAAAGTCTGTCCAATCCTTAAAATTGGCAGACTAGTTATTGTTTAATACAAGATTTAGATTTTTTCGTTTTTCTAATAGCATCGGTGACTTTAATCCTTTCCGATGCTTTTTTTGTGTTTTTTGCTAATTCCTTTTAGAATAGTTCTACCTTGTATAGGATATATACATAGACAAAGGATTCGTCATGTAGATAAGTCAGTGGCGTGTATGTGCAAGAAATATTATGATTTTATCATTTGGGTGCTAAATATAAAAT